AAAATAAAGATAAATAATACATGTCAGACTTTAAACATATTAACGAGTTTAGAAAAGGTTCAATTTTAAGTAAGATCAGTGAAGATCCAACTTATTTGAGTTTCTTTATGATGTTTGATGCAATAGACAGAGAACATTCACCATTATTATCAGGACCAGCAGAGGAATATCTTAGACAATTTGTTGATCCTCCTGGATCAACGTCTGACAAACCTGGAAAACATGTTGCAAACTTACGAGCTTTCAAAAAAGTGTTACTTAAGATCAATAAAGAACTTCCATGGTTTTGGCAGAAACTAAATGGCTTAGAAGCTACACAAGAATATAAAGACATGTCTGAGCCATTTAATGGAGCAGAAAAACCAAAAATAGAAATTGAATGCCTAGAAGAGAATGTTGAATTAACAGCGTTAGGTTTAATGCAGCTTTACAGAACTGCAGTATATGATTATAATAGATTCGTAGAGGTTTTACCAAAAAATTTAAGACACTTTAGAGTTTGGATCGTTATGTCAGAAGTTAGAACATTTCAACAAAGCGTTGGCGCTAGAGAGTTTGGTTTATATGGTAATTCAACAACTGCTGCGTCCGTGTCAACACCTTCGGGTTTAAGTCAAATCAAATCAGCTTTGGGTAAAGGCAGTGAAACACAGATTAAGTCGGTACCTGGTGGATTTGATGAGCCATTAGTAAAAAATTATTCGGCTGAGGCGAAACCTCACATCATGATAGAATTAGGTCATTGTGAATGGGAAACTGATTCTATAAAAGAAATGTTTTCTGATTTAAATAAACAACCTGAACTTAGAAAACCTAAATTGAGCTTTTATTGGAACACATCTAGCATTACCAGTAATAAATTTGGACCTAACATCTCGAGTCCAGAAGCCTCACCTCTAATGCCTACTTCAAAGAAAGATGATGAGTTGTATCCCAATACTCCATTTAATCCACTTGCAAATATTCAAAATGCAATCAGTGATAAAGTTAATGGAATAGCAGATGGTCTAGTAAATAGATTTAATAATCTAAAAAACAGTTTACCGGGTCAGGGCAATAATCCAATGGGTAGAGTATATCCAGAAGGTTTAACTGGAGCTGCGGCTACATTGGCTGAAGCTGGAATGGATAAAGTTAAAGCTTTATTTATGGATAATGTTCATGGAGCTTCTGGAGCATTAGGAAGTTTAGGAGATATTAATTCTGCTTTAGAAGCTGGTAGTATCAATGGTATTATGAATTTAGCTGGTCAATTATTTAAACCTAAGCCAAATAAACCAGCAAATGGTAATATGTCTCCACATGGGGTATATGATCCAGCAATTGATAGTTCACCTGATGATTTTATTAATGAAAAGGTATATGATCCTATTGCACAACAACCAAATAGTCAACCAATATCACCTGGTAGAATTCATGAACCAGGAGTAGATAGTAGTCCAGATAATAGTATTAATGATAATGTACACGAATAATGGCAGATGAGCTTTTTCAAGATAATTTAAGAGATTCGCATTGGTTAGGAGAAGTCGTAGTAAACGAAGATCCTTTACTTAATGGTAGATGTCGTGTTAAAGTTTATGGTAAATTTGATAAACTTGAAAACGATTCAATTCCATGGGCAACGCCCATGAATAGAGATGCAGTGGGTTCTCATCATGTACCAAGAGTTGGTGACATAGTTGCAGTTAGATTTGATAATGGTAACATATATCATCCAGAATATTGGTTTCAAATAGATCAAAATGACGATTTAAAAACAGATATATTGGAGACATCTGATGCACCACAAGATGTTATAAGTTTAGTATATGATGCTGAGCGAAATGTAAGAATATATCATTCTCCTGAGGATGGTTTGGTTATCACTCGCGGTAGTGGAGCTAAAGAGAGACCAATGATACAAATAGACGAAGAAGGATTCATTAAGATAAGCACGGATGCGAAAATGTTCTTAGACTGTGGTGATATATTCGTTTCAAATGAAGGTGAACCAGGTGCAGATGAGACAGAACCAGCAGTTAGAGGGCAATCTCTACAAGATTGGTTACAAATGTGGTTAGACGATTATAATGCACATATTCACCCAACGGGAGTTGGACCATCCGGACCACCGATGCCACCTACACCAGTAACCGTAGGTAAACTATCAAGTACACATATTAACTATCAACAAAAAGGTAAATAATTATGCCAGCACTGTGGCCAACATTTATACCAAATCTAGCCGGCGATATCGCAGGGCAATCTTTCACTAAACCTGGAGGTGCAATGGTATCTTATGAATTACCGAAAGTTGGAGTTGATCAAGTGCCTATTTTTCCACCATCTGCTGATTTAATAAAATCAATAAAACCAGGTAATCCGCTTAACGCTACATTAACTACTGATCCTACTGCAATGATAAATGCAATTAATCTTGCACCATTAAGTGGAAGATATGATTTTGGAGTAAGAGTCGCTGAAAGATATCTCGAAGCTGTGAAGGGTTTGGCAATGACACCATTTGGTGCAACACATACAAATAATCCAGCTGCTGAATTTTTGTTGAAGCAGGGATACGGATTAGTTTTTGAGAGAATGTTAAAAGAAGGTGATATTCCTTTACAGGATCAAAAGGATGAAGATGGAAACATAATAGAAATGGGTAAAGAATCTCATCCTGATTATGCTGACTTTTGTCCAGATCCTATTGAGATACCAGATCCTATTGAGGAAGAAAAGAAACAGGCTAAAAAGTTTAGTAAGTTTATAGAGGATTATAAAAATGATCCTATGATAGATTTACATAAGTTTAAACATTTTGAATTTCATTGCTTAGACGGTACAGAAACAGAAAATGATTTAATAAAATTATTCACCAATAGATTGTTACAACAATACGAGACTTTAACTAACGATAACGCTAGATGGAATTATATTTTATGGGCTATTAGTTTAGGTAAAGAACGATATAAAGATTTGAGTACGTATGAGATGACACCCGGTGGAAGTTATTTTCGCAATAGATTTCCATATGTTAATGTTAGCACGAAGGCCAGAACAGATATATCAAATGCTGGATATTCATATCAAACACTTACCGATGGTATAAGTGCACTGTTTTTATCAGTAATAGAACAATCATATCCATACTACAGTGCAGACGGTGAATTAGAATTTGATCTAGAAAAAAGAGTCAGAAATGGTTTGGTTAACCCAATAGTAAGGCCATGGCCATATGATCCTAATGAAAAAGAAGATTGTCCATTGTCCATGTATAAGATACAGGTTTCTTATAACAGAGAACATAACCCACCTGAAAACCCTAGCAAAAGACCTAAAATACTAACAGATCATGTTGTAGCTTTGTTTTCATATTCAAGTGTACCGGTGCGGGATTTTTGGTCAGCATTTAATTTAACAACTGGAGCTTCACAAGCATCCAGAAGAGTTTACTGGTGGCAGAAAGATAATAATTACGTTCAATTAAATTATGAAAACACAGAATATAAAATAAATTGGATTAAAATTCCAAACGCAATAAATAACGCTAGAACACCGGAAGATATTATTGCAATAGATCCAAAACAAGGTGGAAGTCAATTTAAATTTCAAAGACAACAAGTTATTGATGCTAAAACAGCGGCAGAAGAATGTGACGCAGCAGATGCTGATTCAGATATAAATTATAGTTGGCCAGGCGGAGATCCTTATGAAGAAATGGCAGAAATTACTATTGCATATTGGTATGCGTGTATTGTGAAACCTTTTGCGCCTACACCATCAGCATTGCCAGCATTAATACCAGCACCATTGACTGGAATTTATATACCAATATATTATGGTGGTAAAAAAAGATTGGCAGGTAATTTAAGAAAGGCATGGAACACTGGAAAAACATTTAGTGTTATTCCTGCGCCACAACCACCTGCGTTTGCAGTTGCAACAGCAGTTGCTGCAGCTTATGCATTACATTTACTAGAATTTAAACTATTATACTTAGGAGGTATTCCAACACCAGTTGGTCCGGTGCCCATGGTGGGTATTGTACCTGTTGTGTTCTAAAAAATAATAGGATATATAATATGTTACACCTTTAATATAAAATAAATGAACAACGAAAAAAACAAAAGAATTAGAATTGGCGAAACCAAAACTAATCAAACACCAGTTGAAGAACTAGACACAATTGTTGAAAACTTAAAAAAAGAGGAAGATTCTGGACCTGAAGGTGCAGAATTCTTTGATGAAGCCGGAGAATTTGATTGGGATGCATTTGAAGCTACTTGCCCATCAAGAACGCGAAAACACAATCCACATATAAAAACACAGAATGGAGATAAAGTATTTTCTAGGGAAGTGTATGCTCAAGAAATGTATGACATTCTTTCAGCACATGACGAATCATTAGGAAATGTTATAACTATTCTAAACCCAGGAGAAATTCATGAGGGTAAAATATACGCAGTTAGTTCTGAGTTTATTAGTGTAGATATAGGTTACAGAGAATTAATATATGTAAAATATGACAAAGAACCCGCAGATGTTCAGTCATTAAAACCAGGAGACGAGACTGCAGTATTAATTACTCAGCTAAGTAAAAACTCTCATGTACTGGGAAGTATTAATGGAGGTGTTAAACACAAGGTGTTTATGGATCTTAGGGAAGCTGTCGAATCGGGAGGAACTGCATGGATTGGTACAGTTACACACATGATTGAAAACGGAGGTTACATGGTATTAATACAAGGAATTGAATGCTTTATGCCAGGATCACTAGCAGGAATTAATAAATTGCATGATTTTGGTTCTATTATTGGAACAGAAATGTATGTGGTTCCAGTGAGTTTCTCACCAGAACGAGGCACGTTGGTAGTTTCACACAGAAAATACTTACAAGCATTAATACCTAGTGAATTAGAGTCATTAAAAGAAACACAGGGTGAAACACTTATAGGAAACGTAACAGGTACTGCTAAATATGGTGTATTTGTAGAATTTAACAAGTGTTTAACTGGAATGATACATAATAATGATTTAGATGAAGACACGTTAGCTAAATTTAAAGCTAGAGATATTAAACCAGGTGATGAAGTTTCATTTATGGTTAAAGATATTATTAGTAATACTAAAATTACTCTAACACAAAAAGCTAATATAACGGTTAATCCTTGGTTAGACATACAATCAAGATATCAGATTCCTTCTGTAATACAGGCAACGGTAAAGACTAAGAAAGATTACGGTTTGTTTATTACAATAGAAGAGGGTGTGACTGGACTGCTACATGTTAGCGAATTGAGCGAAGAGGTAATGAGTGTATTTAAATCGGGAGATCCTATTACAGTACAGATTACCAGAATCGATGTTGACTCTATGAAAGTCTTCTTGAAAATGCCTTAATAACTATTGCAACGAGAGTGTGATATATATTGAAACGGTAATATCATAATCTTAATATGCAAAAATTAACTATAGATTCTCCGAGAGAATCAATATTGAACGCAGCACTCATGGGTGTTGAGTTTGAATTCTATTCTGATCTCGATCTAGAAGTAACCAGAAAATCTCTGGCAAAGCTTCTAGATCGAAAGATTAGATTAGAGGATAAAGCACATAGTGATTTTGAACCTTCAGCTGAAGAGTTTAAAATAGAACCAGATATGTCTGGTGGTAAAGGACTAGTAGAACTAGTGACTGGGCCAATCCCCTATAGAAATGCCAGAATAATGGTTATTAAAGTGCTCGATTGGATATCTAAGAATGGGTATACCAATGATAGAGCATCAATACACATCAACTTATCATTTGATAAAAAATATCTAGAGGATAAAGACACTGTCTTGAAGATGAATGTTCTTAAATTCATTTTAGAGTTTGACGAAAAACAAGTTTATAAGTTATTTCCGGATAGAGAAAAATCTGCGTATGCAAAAAGTGTTAAATGGGTGATGCCAAAATGGGAAGCATTTCATTTTGATGCCAATCAAATAGCTTCTAATAATTTTAAATTTGCCGATACTAAATATTACGGAATAAACTTTTCTAAGAAGGAGAAGAATTATTTAGAGTTTAGATATATCGGTGGTGCGGATTATGAAAAGAAAGTTGATGATATATTATATCTAACTGAGAGTTTTTTAATGCAAATGTGGAAATCATGTAATGATGCCAGATTTAGTAGTGAAAATAAAATTGAACTTCAAAGAATTTTAAATAGGAATAAACCAGTTTCTGATATGCTAAAAGATTACTCAGCGGTTTCAAAGAATTGGCCAGATATACAAATACTGACCGATTTACAAGACAATCCCACAATCGTAAAGGTACACTGGGAGAGGTTTAAATTGAGAGTAATGGATTTATTAGTAAATGGATCAATGACTGAGGGTATTATTAATTATGACTCGGACTACGGTGCTGTTCAGATCAAGGATGGTAAATTCCCAACTGTGTATTTTTTAGAGAACTTTGAATTTATTGATTGCGAAATAGCGGGAAATGTAGATAATTCAAGTTTTTATAATTGCGATATATCTGGATCGGCTATCAAATGGGGTAGTTTATATAAAGGTACTAAAGTAAAAGAATCCAAGGTAGAATCTAGTTACACACACGGTAGTTGTGAGTTAACTAATTGTTATGTTGCTGGTCGTGATACCATGTTTAAAGGTAAAATGATAGGTGGTATATTCAGAGAAGGTTTTATGACAAACAGTGCTAGATTTGAAGACACTGAAATAGTAGTAAGTAAAAAAATAAAAGAATAAAATGAGTGAAATTAGAAGCGGTTCGAATAATGATCTTACAACTGGAAGGTATTTTGATCCTAATTGTTTAAATGCATTTTTAGAAGAATTAGGTGATGACATCACTGGAGCATGTATGGTACCTATTAATTTACCACAAAAAGAAATTATTAATATAATCAAAAGAGCTAAAAAATGGTTCTATAAGAAGTATGAATATTCTGTAAAAGAAAACTATTATCATATACCACATTCTATATTTAGTACTGATTATTTTAAAAGTCGTAGAACACTTAATCTACCTGGCCCTAGTTTAGATGGTGGAGGTGGAGTATATTCAGTATATGGATTATATGACCTTCAGTCAGGATGGAATGGCGGTGGAGGCGGAATGGATGTAAGATTCGATTCTGGCTCTGATTTTTCTATGGACAGAATGCTGTTTAAAGGAATGTATGAAGGTGGAGGAATGTCTGAAGCTGCAGAAGAATTACAATATTATGTATTGAATGCTTCTATGCAAGATTTAACTAGACAAATATTAAACAATCCTATTTCTTATAGTTACTCTAATTTAACTGGAGAATTAAAGTTCATGGGTGACACGCCGAAGGGTGATGTTATATTAGAATTATATGAAACTATACCTGATTGCGCGCTATACTCCGATGAAATATTCTTTAGATATGTTAGTGCTAAAGTAAAACAATCCATTGGTTCTAAATTAGCGATCTTCAAGTTTGCACTACCAGGTAATGTAGATTTTGATTACGATGCTATTAAATCAATGGGAGACGATGAATTATCTGCAATTGATGAAGAGATCAAGGGTGATGAAGGTGTTGACTGGATGATGCATTCGTAAATAAATAGAGATACATAAATAAATGGAATTATATATAAAATATCTTAGTGATCCTAACTACGACGAAACTCAAGTTCAGACTAATGATGAAATAGAAATGTTAATCACACAGATTCAAACTGTTTTATTTACAAATACTGGTGAAGTTATGGGAAGTCATAATTTTGGGTGTAACTTAGAAGAACTTATATATGATTTTGGATCTAGTGCACACAACATAAAAGCTGTAATTACAGATCAATTGAATCAATATTGTCCGCTTGCTAGTAAATATAACTTGGAAGTTAAGATAGATTTTGTAAAAGGCGAGGTTAGAGATATGGCTTTCATAGATATTACGATAGATAGTAGATATGCTATAAAAATAAGCATGCAGTAAAAAAGTATACATAAATAATGGCAGAATTAAAATTTTTAAGTACAATTAGAACCGGGGCAAATGCTATAAAGGCAGACGCTAGGACGTATATTTCTAGGGTTTACAACAGGGCAGAAACTCTGTTTACTGTTGCATCGCCGTTCGCTCAGATAATAAGCGTCTTATCAGAAATGATGGATCTTATTATGTTCTATATAGAGGATTCTGTTGTAGAACAAAACATATATACTGCTCAACAACCTGAGTCAATATATGGTATGTCTAGATTAACTGGCCATGACTCTACGAGAGGTTTTGCATCAACTGGTGAAATTACATTTAGATGGAAGCCTGGTGCAGATATGGCAAAGATTGCTGGAAATACACTAAACATAGAAGGTAGATCAAAACTTAAATTCGAAGCAAATGGTTTAACCTATACATTATTAAATTCAGTAGATAGATATAAATTACAGAAAACAAATTACAGTTCATTTAAAACTGCTATCATTCAAGGTGAATTTGAGTCACAAACGGTAACATCTAACGGTAACAAATTACAATCATTTAATATAAATACCGGTGGAATAACTGATCACAGTAAAGTTAGTGTTAGTGTCAATGGTGAAAAGTGGATGAAGCATGAATCTCTATATGATCTCTTATCTGATGAAAAGGCATATTTAATTAAAACCGGAATTAGTGGAGGATTAGATCTTTATTTTGGAAATAAATCGTTTGGTATGATTCCACCTTTAGGTGCTAGTATTGAAGTAGAATATGTAAAACATGTTGGTATTGCGGGTAATTTAGATGATTCGCCGGATTTAGCAATCAAATGGGATGGATCTGGTACAGATTCGAACGGAACAGAACATGATTTGAATGAATTTTTAGATGTGACTATTACTTCTTCACCTAAAATGGGTAGTGATAGAGAGAATACAAAATTCACTAAAATAATGACACCATTGGCTAGTAAATCATTCGTACTGGCAACGCCAGATAATTATGAGTATTTCTTATCAAGATACAATATGTTTTCGTACATAGATGCATATAACACAACAGATGATCAATACTTGGATGACGATAATGTTATTTATATTTTCGCGGTTCCGGATATGAAAAAGAAATTAGCTAAAAATCAAGATTATTTTAGCATACCTCAGGAAGAAATGTTCTTTGATCAAGGTGAATATGATGCAATGCAAAAGGTACTCGAAGACAGTGGGCAGCAGATGGTAACTACGGAAGTTGTATTTGTTAAACCAAAAGTGAGGTATTATAGTATTGACATCAATATTAGATATTTCGAAGGTTATACTAAAGAAGAAATTTATACAAATGTTAGAACTAAACTTTCAGATTATTTACTAAATATCACTCGAAGAGATAAATTACCTAAATCTGATATCATTTATATATTAGAAGATGTTGATGGAATCGATGCAGTAAACATTAGGTTTATTTCAGAGACAGAAGAGACAGCTTTAAAGAATGGATATTTTGAATCTATTAACGTTAGCGTTGTTCCACAAGAGCCAGTAACGCTGGAGACTATTGGTAATGGAAAACAAAAATACGTTTTCTTTAAGAAAATAGAAGATGTAAAGGTGGTTCCAGTTGATAAGTCAACTGATATACCTTACAGTATAAAAGGTCTAGATCAATGGGGTGATATTATCATGGAAAAAGAAGAGGTTGCAGTATTCAGAGGTGGATGGCAAGATAGAGATGGAGATGTAATAGAGGATGATGTATTACTAAATGCTGAAGCTGCAATTAGTATAAATTTTGAAGCAGACCCTGTTCCTAGAACTATATACACTAGAGTACAGTCTGGAAATAGAAAAGCACTTAAATAATGGGATTATTTACAAATTTATTTAAATATAAGCAAGGTCGAAGATATGATTCTGTGAAAACTAGGAAAGATACTAGATTGAACGATGGTTATGACTATGAAAATGAGTTAGCACCCGGGGAGTTTATGGGAAGATCGTTGTCTGGTCACATTCAAAGAAATCAAACAATGAGACACTTTTTAGTGTTTTTAGACGATGCTATTAAAAACCTTTTAAAGGGCGCAAGATATTTGCATAATTATAAAAATTACACGGTCGATCAAAATACAAAGAAAACTAGATAATGTATAATAACTTAAGATTTTTTAAAGGAACAGACTACGATTTAAATTTCACTAAGAATTCTTCTGGTGTATTTAAGGGTACTGTTTACCTACCAGAAGTTTCTGAGGGTTTATATGAAACTATTAATTTGTTTATATTAGAAGAGTGCCAACTATCAGGTGATCCTATTATAAATTTTCCGGTTGCTGAAACTTCAAATGACGAAAAGTTTTTGTTTGAGTGGAATGAAGAGGGACAAGTTGGTAGTAAAGATATTATCATGTATGAAATTGATAATAATGGTAACCTTCCAGTTATTAAAGAATTAAAATCACAAAAAACTGATTTAGTTGATTCTAGTAAAATAGCGGCATATGATGCTGGAGTAAAACAATTATTAGAACAAGACAACACTGCAATACAAATTAATATTACATTAAATTCATCAACTGCTGGGCCACATATTAGAAATCTAAATATGTATAATGAATCTGCAGGTATTAAGACTCTCATAGCTGTGATAGAAATCTATGGAGAAGTCGTTGCAGAAGATGAAAGATTAAAAGTACTTTTACAGAATTTTGGAGCTACATTAAGTGAATCAGATTTTATGTTATTTAAAGATCATGACATTAGTGAGATGTCTCCTGATTTTCAGTTGTTAAATAGAAAGAGAAAAGAATTACTTTTAGAATTACATAACATTAAACCATTTGTTGGTACATATAAAGCAGTACTAAACGCAATTGATTTCTTTGGTTATGATAAGATTACTTTAAAAGAGTATTGGTTAAATATTAATAATTCAGTTAAGAATTTCGGTAAGTTATTTGCTGTACCAGTACCACATTCATCAGTTAGAGGTGAAGCTACTAGGAAGAAATTGCCTTTTAAATTACCTTCTAATACTATGAAAAAGACTAGTAAGTTTAGTCTTGTTTATAGATTGAACGAACCTAATGGTACGTTTGATCATTGGGATATTCCAAATGTGGATGAGGTATTTGATTATACACCAGAAGAAGTTTTAATTAAACTATATGGTTTAAAGGCTAAATTACATAAAGAATATCTACCACTTCAAGCTAAAATTATAGATATTACAGCTGAAGGTGATTATTTTACACAAAGAAATATTAATGTATGGAATATTCAGAATGGTATAGATTACTTCAGTGAAGGACATGACATTAAATTTAGTGCATTTCCTAATGATAGACAATTGTTTATAGAAGATATGTCTATGGTTTTAAAACCTTCGCTAGATCAAAACGACGATGCATCTAATTATAATTTATTTCTAAATTTGGGAATTGCTAATGAGGATACATTGGATACATCTGGTAGGACAGAACTAAAGGATATATTTAAGAAATTCTATGAAACGTATCATGATAGAGAATTACATTCATATAACCCAAATATTCCTATTGGATGTCCAGTAATATTAGACGGTACTGAATCATTTGATGATATATGGGATGAAGCTATTTTCACATGGGAAGACGCACACGATCCTAACGCTAATTTATTAGTAACTTGGGACAATTGGTGGAAATCATGGGTATATGAGATAGAATGGATAGTTACTAGTAAAGACCGAGGGTTTAATGAGACATATAGAGGTGCGATAGATGACTACTTGGTGCTTCCGTTGATATTACCATATGCTGATGTATATACTGTAGAGATGAGAACTTATGATCTATTTGGACATAGATCTCATTATAGAATGGATGATTTAATCGATATTAAATTAAAGCAATTAGAGTTATACGGAATATACAAGTGGCTAGAATACGATACATGGGACAACAAGAAATTACCATGGTCAAAGTCTGGTGGTTACTGGGACTTGCCTCAGGACAATAAAACAACAATAGATGAAGATATAGCAACTTTATATTTAACACTTGACAGAGCAAATTATATTCATTTTGAAGAGGATCAGGGTATTAGGTTTTCAACTGTGCGAAGATATGTAGACACATATACAGAGGTTGGTTTTAGTGAAACCACTGGACCATATACATGGGACGAATCTTCATTCAATTGGTCTGATACAGTACACTTAGCGTGGGATTATATGAGGATTGGACCTGATTTAGCTGCGAGTTTTAAAATAAACGATATAAGAAATAGCGAAAAGTTATTTATTAAATATAGAAATCCAACAACTGGTCTTATTGAAATAGGTGAACATGTTATACAAAATGCTACACCAACTACGGTCAATGACGTTAATGGATGGAAACAGATAATGGATGAGTTAAATGCAAGTACAGATCCTATAATTAGCAAATTTAATTACAATGCAGTATTTGAAGATGTAGATGACAATGACATAAGCGATGTGTTTAGGTTTATTTTAGCGGTTGGGTGGGAGTATTCTAGAACTCATGATTTTGAAGAGGCTGGTATTAAGGCTTTTATTGGTTCTAATTCTAATATAAGTGGAGAGAATCATGTAAAACATTATAACCCAACATATGACGATACTCGTGTTTTTAGTGATTATGCAGAAATTGAAAAATCTACACATGTCACTATATCTACTGATATTTCTAAGTTTCCTGGTAGTAAAAATGCAAAATGGACCATCACTAATATAACTAACCCAGAAATCACTGATATATACTATAATAATATGTGGCTGACGTACATCTTTAAAGAACCTGGAGACTATTCAATTCAGTTAGAAGCGGAAGATACACATGGCAATAAAAACCTTGTAAAAAGGAACATGTTAAAAGTAAAATAATAAAAACAATAAAAATGGCAAACATTACTGAAATTTTAGGAACTGACTCAGTTTCTGCATCGAGACCACTCATTAATAGTAACTTTGAGTTATTAAATGATGAATTAGCATCGGTTACCGCACTATTAAATCCAACTACACTATCACTGACCGGTTTGGCAAGTATTAGTACTTCAACATTAAGTGTTACACAAGGTGGAGTAAATCTTTTGTTAGTAAATAGCTTAGGAGCTACATTTGATACTGCAGCTACTTTTGCGAGTAGTGCTAAATTAGGAGGCACATTAATTAAAAGCGGAGTTTTAGGGACTTTCGCAGTACCTACTACACAGGTTACACCATCTTCAATTACTGCAATAACATATATTGTTAATAGTAATTTTACATTACCAGAAGCAGTGGATGGTCAAGAGTTGACAGTCATTAATGCAATTGCTAGTTCTATATCATTATTAGCATCAACCGGTGTAAGCTTAGGCGCAGCATCAATTGCATTAGCTGGATTAAATTCAACAGTAACATTAAGATGTTTCAATAACACATGGTATGTTATTTCATCGTACAATACAACGTCGTCTTCTACTGGAAGCAGTAACGGAGCAGGTGTTGCAACAATATAAATAAATAAAATTTAAAGAATAGATGGCAACTCCTCTAGTTAGAATACCGCAGCCCATGGGTGGCACAATGTATGCTTTTGCTTCTTCAGCAAGAGACATGACTAGAGCTTTTAACAGTTCAGATTTAAATTTTGAGTTTAGTAAATATGCTTTATTAGATCTTCCGGATTTCACTGATTCAGTTAACGGTTCTAACACAATAGATTTCGAAACAAACCTTAAGCAGCCTTCGGGTCAAGCATATGTTGCTGGAATGCCTAATGTGGATTTCGCACAAACATTTCAGAACTATGCATTGAACTTGGAAGAATTGTTATTGAAAGATGATGATTATGATCCAATATTATTACAATCAGATGCTGAAAAGGTATTCTTTAAATGGTTAAGTTCACTAGGAGCTGTTGATTTTATTGCAGCAGATTCTAATCAAACTCAATTAGGTAATTATACTGAAAAGGTAAATGGAACATTTGCTAGTGAAAATTACGATAGAATTGTAAAGTACTTAGGTACAATTGATGTAGAAAATGATGTTGCATATCAAGGTAACACATATCATGAAGTTTATATAAACGTTCCTACTTCAGTAGGTTATACGCCAACTGTTTTATTTAAACCAACAAACTACAACACAACAGCAACTAAATTATACGCAGCTGATTATATAGAGGGCAGAGAGGGACAAACACACCCTGATCCTAATATAAATATCGATGCAGTAGTTGATGAATATGCAACTAATAGCGGACCGTATTATGATGTTAGAACAAATGGTACAAATAGTGTTGGTATACAATTTGACGCAAATGCATATGAAGAGATTAACACCAATCCTGATGTTGAATCTTTATTAGATTTTGCTAAAAAAGGTCAAAAGTTTACATTCAATGCAATTCTTGTTTACTATGATCTATATAGTGAATCTATACCTGCAAATAGAGCAACTAACTTATATGGTATTTTAATATTAGATGATATACAAGATGCATATGGACCTGGTTCTAAGATTAATGAACAAATTAAATATAAACCAAACGAAGTTACTGGACTAAATGGTAACGCGTTCTCTTTAAAATTAAATTTAAAGTTTAATTCTTCATTAGATAATGTTGGAGTTGAAACTAGTGTAAATGATTTTACAACGTTCTCCATGGATTTATTTATGGATACAACAACTGCATTGGAAAATGCAACAGAACTTTTAATACAGGCAAATAATAGATATAATTCAATAGTTACTAGACTGGATAGTATAGAGAATTTAGTTACTGCAACAGAAGATGGAGCAGCTCTTACTTCTAGAATAAAGTCATTGGAAGATGAATTTCAAAATACATCGATACAATTAGCTGATTCAGATTCTCTTTTACAATTGATCAGCAAGGCACATAACAAAATCAACTCATTAATAGATGGGACTATTCCAGTAGAATTACAATACAACACTGATGTTATATTCGCTGGAAAGGGTACAGAAATAGATAAAACAATTGCTAATAAAATTAAAATTAATAGCACAGTTGACGGTTATGCATTAAACGATGTATTTTTATGGAATATTCCAGGAAAGGTAATAGCCACTCAATTATCAACAAGCTTGCCGTTTGATGCAGGTGTATTGGGGAGTGGATCATCTAAGTTTGCTATATGGTCTAAGCTTAGTTTATTTTCTAATAGATTAAGTCTTAAAGGTTTAATATCTTCTGATCCGGAAAGTAATCTTAATATATACATTGACGATAGTGTTGTCTCTTGGAAAACAGGACAAACATTTAAGATTACATTTGATACAATCAATATGACAGGAAATAACATAAAAATCTGGACCGGTACATCATCTGGATTTGATAAATTAATAGCTGATATTGATGGAACACAATTAATAACAAACAAACCATATATTGAATTAGTGTGTACTGATTACACTAACTATCAATTTGAAGCCGATATATTAAGATAATATGAATACTAACAACTCTATTTCTAATTCGCTCAAGAAGTTACTTGAAATTAACGCAAATTCTTTAAAGACATTTGAGAGAATTAACGAAGCGATAACAACTGATCAAAAGGACGTGTCTTTAGAGATACTAACAGATGGCGGAACCAAAACAGTTTATGTGCCATCGTTTGGTTTCATGAAACGAGAACTAGAGAGGTTAGATACTAATCTAAAATCTTTAGCAGGTTTAGGTAAAGGTAATACAAGGATAAAACTACCAGACGGTACATATCAGAGTATTATTACTTCTACACTAAAAACGCCTGCTAGTGATATTACAAGTTTTAATAGACCTGTAAATTTTTCAACTAAAGCTAATTACTTTTTTGAAGATTTCTTAAACCCATTATTGACAACTTCGATTGACGTAAGCGGTCAAATACCGAACACGACCGAAAGAGTATTAGTTAAAAGAATTTTAATCGATTCGTCTAATGCAATATCTGTTGATTATTTTAATGCTAATTTTAAAAATAAAGATGGTTTAAATTATAATAGTGTAATTAAAGATATTACAAACAATAATATAGCATATACTTTAGATGAAGATACTAGGGACATGCCATATAGAAACGCACAGTTTACTGGTAAGTTTGATGTATTAAAAATTAGTAATTCTAAGAGGGAACAACTTTCTAGTGGTGCTGGTGCTGGAATTGCTGGAGGTGCAGGTATCACAGTAAAACGTAATATTAAACTATATACATTAGATACATTAACATACAGTGATTCTACTAAAACATTAAACGATACAGAAACTTTAAAGGTAGGATCTGAATTAATGATACAAAGTGGAGCTAGAAATACCAGATACAAGATTACACGTATTGATGGATCTACAAATCAAGTTGAATTATTAGTAATCGAAGGATATGAGTCTATTAAATTAGGTGCTGATCAATTAAGTATTTACAAAAATGACACAGCTAATCTTAGTATTGATATAAATGTAGGTTTTAATGAAAGAATGTTGGTGTTTGTTAAAGCAATTGATCCCGACTCTAAAATTCTAGCTGAAAACTGGTCACCGGGAATTGGACTATATAGTAACGAATTAACACTTATACAATCAGATGGTTCAAAAACAAGACTGGATGATTACTATAAGGAAGAAGTTGCAGATTTTGGAAGATATATTAACGCATTAAAAGAGGATGCTATACCTCCGGCAGCACAAGGTATTACACCTGATGCTCCATCGCTTGACATTAACAACTTTAAGGTAGTACAAGTTAATACTCACCTGACTGCTAATGATACTGCTGATAAGATTAAGAAATTATCTGCTGATAAAACTACAGTTGAAGAGAAGATCAAAAGATTAGATGAGACTATTGTTAAGAAAAGATCTGAGATTTCTACTAAGAAGTATGAATCTGCTATCCAAAAGGATAAAGACAAGAATGAACTAGAGTCTCTTATTACTGAAAGAACTAGTGAAACAAGTTTATATAATAGTATTGTGAACCAAATACAATCGTTAGCATCTGGGACTAATGCAACTAAGGTTGCACCTAAGTACAGAGTTAGAGGTTTTTGGGGAGTGCCAACTGCAAAGAAGGTTGCTGATACAGTTGATCAAAATATTGTACAGTTTGTTGTACAATATAGATATTTGTCAACTAGTGGTAAAGCAAGTGAAGTTACACAACTTCCGTTCACAGAGGGTACTAGACAGAAAACAGCGGTATTTTCTAATTGGAATGAAATGAAAACTAAAACTAGAGATAGATTTAGAGATTCTAAAACTAGAAAGTTTGCATGGCAAAATAGTCTAGTAGAAGATGCACAAGAGGTTAATTTTAATCAATTAGACATTTCTATTAACGAAGGTGAGTTAGTTGAATTTAGAGTTAAATCAGTGTCTGAAGCTGGTTATCCTGCTAATCCAATATATTCTGAATGGTCAGAATCAATCACGATAGATTTTCCAATTGCGGAAATAGACACAACTAATGTAGATGCATTATTAATGTCGAACGCTGCTGAAACTGCTTCTGTTAAAATATCGGAGGAGCTTTCTTCTAAAGGTGTATATTCGCACATAGATGATTCATTTAGTGCAAACGAGAAATATTATGCACATACTGCTGTTAATATTGCATCAGGATTCTTATCTGCAGAACAAAAACCAATTTCTGTATATGATAAAATTGCAGAACTCGAAGCTCAGATAGCTTCGCTTAAAGGCGCAGTTGAAGTTGAAATTGGCGAATTAGTAGTTAAGATAATGGATGAAGATGGTACAGTTACTGTTATTAATAATGGGACCAAAAACCAAATATTCGCAGGTTATTACACGGACGAAGTTGCTAGTTTAACTGTTAAAAAAGGACATATTGTTACTAAGACATTTAAAATGTTATTAGAAAACACCAAAGCTACTAAATTAGAACTAGTTTCTAGATTAGTTGGTGATAGAAATTTACCAGCATATAGATCTACTACGGCAGGTTCTGCTATAGCAGATAACGGGTTTGGTGTAATAGAAAACGATAATAATATAGCAGACACTGATGTTAAGATTAGTTCTGATAAATACTATACATCTGAAGGTAAATATGATCTAGTGCCTATTCAATATCAAAACATAGATCAAGACTCAATATCAGCATATGACTTATTGTCCGATGCTCCATATCAGTCTGCACAGAGACGTGGACAATTCGTTTATTCTAGATTCATGGATATCGCTAATCAAAATCCATTGTATATAACTGAATCTTTGTTATCAACTGGTGTTGCGAGTTTGAATAATTATGAATACTCACTAAATTATGCGACATTCCAACCATTGACTTCAGATGTAGATTTAATTGCTCCAACTGGAAATGGTAATTCAGTTGATTTTATATGGACTGGATCATTTGGTAAGAGCGCGGCTGGAAGTAGTGGAGTTGCAGATTTAAGTGTAGATTTCAGCGCTAGTCAAGTAGACGTATGCAGCATAGGTTTAATTGGTGCTGCAAATTACAACAACGGCCTATACATACACAAAGATCATCCTGATTTAGAAAACTTATATTTCGATTTGCAAGAAACATCAAGCAATAACACAGCCGTAACTGATAGTGAACAAAACACGCATGTTCAAGCTATTGTTGATAATGCGATATACACAATGCCTATCACATCAACATATGCAACAGGAACATCGTTTGTGTATAGTGGAGTTGGATCTGGTGCAGGCTCAGGGATTTATGGCCCGGCCGTAGTTACTGGAAACAACGCAACTAAACAATTGGCTTTTCAAAAGACTAGTGGTTTAATAGATCTAGGCGACAGATCTTTTAAGATGTCATTTGATGCAAATGATCAATATCTTTTAGGTGGACGTTCATGTGGAGCATTCTTATTTTTATCTCCTATTAATTTGAACACACTAAGAGTAGAGGGTGACACTAAACAAAGCAGAAAACAAATTAAAGGAAAAGTAGCAACGCTTGATAATTCTAATGCGCTTTCAGTTGATATTATATTTCAATATAGAATGACTGATTACTTTGGTAATGATCCGGATTCTGACACAGGACGAGTTGGTGGTCAAGCTAAATTAAGATTTCCTAATTTAACATATACTAAAAAGATAGGTTTAGATATATTTGATAAACATGATCAACAATTTTCATTTGATATAGAAGTGTTTGCTAAATATACAGCAAAGGGTAAAAACTTAAACTCTATTCGAGCTGCAAAGCTTACAAGATACGGTGCATAAATTAAATCTGGATATATAATACAGACAGATGAACTGTGTTATAAAAAGATTTAAATAAATGAGTGCAATTCAAAGTATACTAATTATAGATACAGGTCAAACAGACGCTGTATCTGCTTGTTCCTTTTCGGGAGCAGGCTCAACGGGAGTACAATTTAATAGCGCATCACTTAAACCAGTTAATGGCGATATTCTTTATACTGATTACCAAAACATTGTATTTAATGGTGGTGATCAATTCTTTAAGGAAACTGGCGCTAACGGTACAGAAACTTTTAAAGTTGACAGTGCCGGTGTAGTTTCTGAAGTAGCGACATGTGTTATTCCAGATATTACTGCTCCTGTTATTACAGTAACTGGAAACAATCCTGTTACTGTTGAATTAGGAACGACTTATACAGACGCTGGAGCTACCGCTGATGGTGGAGAAACAGTTACTTCTACTGGAACTGTTGATACCTCAACCATTGGATCGTATACCATTACTTACTCGGCTACTGATGCTGCTAATAATACAGGAACTGCTAATAGAACAGTGAATGTGGTTGATACTACTGCTCCTGTTATTACTGTAACTGGAAACAATTATGTTACTGTTGAATTAGGGACGACTTATACAGACGCTGGAGCTACCGCTAATGGTGGAGAAACAGTTACGGCAACAGTTACGCCAACCGGAACTGTTGATACCTCAACCGTTGGAGCGTATACCATTACTTACTCAGCTACTGATGCTAATAGCAATACAGGAACTGCAACAAGAACAGTGAATGTAGTTGATACTACTGGACCTGTTATTACTATTACTGGTAATAATGCACCTACAATAGAGGCTGGTACCAGTTATACAGACGTTGGAGCTACCGCTGATGGTGGAGAAACAGTTACTTCTACTGGAACTGTTGATACCTCAACCGTTGGAACTTACGATATTACATATACGGCAACAGATGCTAATAACAATACGGGAACTGCAACAAGAACTGTTACAGTTGTAGATACAACTCCACCAATTATAACACTAAACGGTGACGCAACATTAAATATAAATGTGAATAGTACATATGCCGATCCAGGTTATACTGCTATAGATATTCACGATGGGGATATTACTTCAAATGTTCTTGTCACAGGAACAGTAAATACTGCTGCTGTAGGAACATATACGATTAAATATAACGTCAGTGACGCTGTTCCACTCCCTGCAGTTGAAGTGACTAGAACTGTAAATGTAAATGATTCTTCCGCGCCAATTCCTGTAGATGTTGCATATGATGTAGCATGGAATCAAACATTGGCAATAACTTTAGAGGCTAATGACAACGTAGACACTACTACAGCTTTAACGTATACTATAATAACTCCACCAACTAGAGGTAATCTTACTGTTGTGGATAACAATGCTGTTATTTATGAACACACAGCGAGCACTATTGGACCAGATTTTTTCACGTTTAAAGCAACGGATACAGAATTGAACGAATCTCTTATTGGTACAATAACACTGAATCCTTTAAATGATGCACCAGTCCTCAGTGATCCACATCCTTCTACTGGCACGATATCGGTAGATCAGAACTCATCTGTTACTTTTAATGTAACAGGTTCTGATGCAGATGGTGATCAAATTAATTGGATTATAACAACAAACCCAATAAATGGTATAATAACCAACCCGGACGCAACTGGTAATACACTTAGCTTGAAATATACCCCAACGCTTGGTTATTTTGGACCTGATAATTTAAAATTAAAGGGAATTGATAGCAAAGGAGCTGAATCTCAAATATTGGATGTTTCTATTACGGTTGCACAGGTACCATGGTTTGACATGAAGATTGGATCTTTTGGTGCTGACGCAGTATCGTTGTGTATTGCAAGCAGAAATGGAACAGCGTATGGTAATACAATACAAGCAAACAATGTCGACCAATTAGCTGAAGGAGATACTATTTATTATGATGAATCTTTAAATCAAAAGGTTACTTCTAATAGTTCTAGTTCTCAATGGATACCTATTTCGGATGACGATACATCTAAGGTAGTAAAAATAGGTTTAACCGGAGAGATATTACAAATAGTAGCATGTAATGATACAGCAGTTTCTAAATATACTGAAGTTAAATATGCTACTAATACCATATCATATTGTGATGGTGATTTTCAAAGCATCAAAGTATATTACAAGTATGACGGGGTTGGTTCACCAAATAATGGCATAAAGTCCCTAGAAGACTTGGTCAGTGCAGGAACCCCGCTTTTTAGCAGTGAGTTAGATTCTAATCTTTATACAATCACGGATGGAACTAGTTCATCAGGTTTTATTGATAGTGGTATTTATAGTGATATTAATCAAAATGTAACTTATTATAAAAGATCATCTAGTAATACATGGGGAACAAATGGAGGTGTTGCTCAGTACACATGGGAATGTGATGGTGAAGATGTCAATTATACGTTTAGTTTGTCAAATATTAATAAATCTAGTATAGATGATCCTAATTTAAATCAGTTCTGTGCAACAGAAGCTGATCATTTAAACATACTGGATATATGGTATAATAGACCAGTCGATGTTGCACACTTATCATTAAAGGATCTAGCGAGATACAATGTGCTCATATACAAATCCGAGACGGGTGCACAAACCGAAGATCAAGATGATTTATTTGAATCAAATATATTTTCAGATGAAGACGGTTACTTAGTATGGGATAATAAAGGGGATAATATAAATAACAATTGGTATGGTTATGATATCGATGGAAGATTAACAACTGGACTTGCGATATCTAATTATGGTAAATGTGATAACTATGACAAACCAAGCATATCACCGGGCATAGTTAGGGAAAATACACCAACATCAAATGATATCAATGTATTCTATGGTTTTTACTCATGTGAGCCTGAGATTATTGGGCCAGGACACAATAATGGCGGCCTCGAGGTATTAGCTTGGCCAGTGTATATTATAGATGGTTTACATACAAACAAATCTGGTGATCAAGGAAGTTATATAAAGGACTTTACAGATACATTGTCTTTTGGAGATACTATCAATTCAAGTAATTTTGATAGTTGTTTAGAATATGCATTTGTGATAGAAAGTGAAAATATTGACACTGCTGTTTTACTAGTAAAAGATAGATTAATAGAAAAACAAACACCTGTAGTTTCTGATGGATTAGACATAGGAATAAGCAGCGAATCTATAATAGAGGTTTATCCTAAAGCTGATTACAAGTCATGTATCATTGATGATAAAATTAAAATCAGTGAAACATATACATTTCCTGTTATTAGCGGATATGATTCTAGAAAGGCTGGTCCTAATTTTAATACACAAGTTAATTATGAGTTAGACAATGTCGCTAAACCATTGTTGAGAACAAATCCTAAATTATCTGGTAACGTTAAGATAGTTACTAGTTCTGATGGGTCAATATTTTTAGAGAGCATTAGTGCGACAAAAACTTTAGCCTCAACACAATACAAGAAATACCCTATTAGCCCTAATGGAAATTATGCAAATGATGTTTCTGGGTTTTTTAAAGCCAATGGAACTCCATCTGATTTAATTTACTTAACTAAAAGGCAAGAATCTGATTTAACGGTTCTTGATTCTTATGATAAACAAATAGAAGAAGAATATCAATATGGTACTTCTTATAGTTATTCTAAAAATTATGATGAAAAATTAAAGATATTTGCTCCGATATGGTCTGATAACAACATGCCAAAGAATTTTGTAATATTTAAGGTTGATAATCCAACAGGAGTTGACGCTGATATAGACGACGCTGGTAATTTTACTAGAGTTCAAGATTTGTTAAAGAATGCTGAAATAATAAAAACGTTTGATTTAACAAATGAATCAAATCTAGGAAAATACATCAGGAATCATGTACAACAAGAAACATTTCCTAAGTCACCGATTACAGTTTCTTTTGGTAAAAATGAAGTAACAAATTATAATGGTATTGATTTAAACTCAGGTGAATTAACTAGCAAGGGCGAGTATATCTACAAAGATTTTGTTGAAACAGATAAACCTCTTATTGAGGCTAATGATTTCATAACTGACGGGTTTAAAAGAAACAACATATTATGTGCTAATTTAATAAACTTAGAATTTTTATTTGATGATGATACTTCAGAAGACTACAGTGTTAATAGATACTTTGGTTTATACGTGGATGATATAGATTCAGGAACAGGTGAAATATCTTCTATTACTAATAACGTTATTACGTTTAGTGAACTTAATTCTCTGGTTGATCCTAACGAAAGGTCTACTGCAATTCCGTCAAACAAACAGATGACAACTACACCAACATTGGGTTATGTAAACATCAATGGTATATTCTATAAGATTTCTAACGAAGGTGTTTATGATTCTATCAAATCTGAGGTAAAAGTGGAAGATTCAACTAGAAATATAGAATCTACTATTGGGATTTCACATAATGGTAGTTCTGTTAATTTAACCAATAACGAAGACGTGGGTTATGATTTTGTTAAAATGACAGTAATTGACACACCTGACAGCAGCGACAAAATTGCAGTAATAGAATCTAGAGAAGAGGTATATAAATTTACGTTTATAAAACACACTCCTGGAGAAAGTTTAAAATTAAACATAGGAGATTCAACGGCAAATTATGTGTTAGAATTTATAACAGGAAATAGTTTTACAGGCACGGTATCAAGCATTACTAGTAATTGGAATGCTTTAGGATTATCTGATTATTTGGAGATTACAGTAGATTATGAATCTAGTTCGTTTTTCATATCTGAAAAGTTTACTAATTTAGGTGATTTGAACATGTATATTTCTGGAGCAACAAGCTCTATTATAAGAGTTGATCAAATTCAAACCAATGTCAATATTCAAAATAATACTTATTCTGCCAACTATACTTTAGATAAAGGTACATATAGCGGACAACAATTTTCTAGTCAAGGTAATACTGGCGAAATCGCATCCTCGATTGCAGCCGCTATCCATAACGATGACAGTAATTTAGACGCATATAATATAGGATCAGACGTTTGGATTAAATCTAGAGTAGCTGGATACAGACTGATGCAACATGTTGTGTTAGTTAACAAGTTAAATGTTATAGATTTTATTAAAGTAGAAAACGAAGACGTTTATAATTTATTAAAATTAAGAAAGGGAACTGGAACTGTACTTGATCAATGGAGAGCACATTACTTGAGTGGTGGACATTCTTCTTCTAAGTCAGTATATATTGATAATGAAACATTAAGTGAAATATCAATAGGTGACTCTTTGGAGACAAGATATAACGGTGTTTATAATAAAGTTTTAGATATAGTTGAAGATATTAGTAATATTGATTCTGAAAAAACTAAACTAATATTAGAAGATAAATCTGACATTAAGGATGGTGAAGCTAGAGTATTTAATCAAAACGTGGTTAGGCTTGGTTTATTCTCAGCATATGACATATATGATATGAATTTTGATTTTTACGATACTTCAAATTCTGACTTAAAAGAACTTGAATTTGAAACTAGAGAAAATATTGATTATGAACCATATGAAAACTCAATATTAAAAATAGATCCAATAACCGGCGAGTTTGACACTGCACTGGAAGCAAGTGATATATTTGACAATGATTATTCATTACAACCTGTTGATTATTTTTCAAACCTTTCCGGTATATTATCTGAAGAATCAACGAATGAAGAGCTATCTGAAAGAATAACTAGTGAATTTGATAGATTAAAAGAGAATCAGTTAAAGGAGTTTGCTACAAATTCCAGAATAGTGCCAAATATAAACAAATGGGTATTGAAAGATACATTGACTGTTAGAGATCAACCTTATTATTTAAACACTAATGAAGTTTTTGGAAGAACTAACTTTGCACCAGATTTGTCTGCTACTAGTAGAAATAAGGCTGACATGACACATGAATGGTTTTATATGGATAAAAAACCAAAGTATTTAAAGTATGACGAATTAAATGAAACGTTTTCATATATTAATTATATTGAGGATTTTGAATTAACATCTGATTTATTTAAAAGTACTAAAAATGATTACTTTGATAAATTTATGATAACTGAAGGTTTCGAAAAGCATTTAAATGAAGAAGATCTAGGTGACATTTATAATAAGTTTGGGGAGTATACTAGTGGTTATCTAAATAAAGATGATGTTAACAATACGTTCTTTAAAACTAATTTAAAAAAGAAGTATACCTTGATAGACGGTGGTGATACTAAATCGTTTGCAAGTACTGTTTTTAAAGGATTAAAGTTTGTATTAAAGAACAGAAAGGAGTTTACTAATAAAACGGCGTTAGACTTTGTTAAAAACAGTGAATTTAATGGATACAAGTTTAGTATTTTATTGAAGACTAATACTGATAGCAACACAAACGATATAGATTTTGAGATTATTCAAAATAAGAAGTTTAAATTCGTAATATTTTTTATTAATTTAAATATAAGTGATTATTGGATTAAGGGCAACATGAACAGAAAACTGTTATATGAATTAAATCATAAAGTAGTGTATGATCACGTAGCTGAAGATTATATTTATGCTAATACATCGTTTGACGGTGCGCTTAATTGGAATCAAGCAGATTTTAGTGATAATTCACCATATATAATAGATGGTATTAACCATTTTGATGGAAGCGAGCCCGTATTTGATGATCAAATATTATTGAATGAAAATGGATTATATGGAGATGTTATAATGGATTTATATCCAAATACTCCGGGCAATACATTATATAAATTCTCAATATATTCTGTTGTTGATAGTCGTACAATTAAAGTTGTATCTAAACCTGTAGAAGTAAATAATCCATCAGTTGAACTAGACGTTCAGTTTCTACCTAATTTTATTCAAAAACAAATTAAATATTATTATGCTGACGGAGGTACAAATATACATAAATCTATATTAGAAAAACTTTCTATCAATAGTGTTGCTAGTTTAATTAACCTGAATGATGATAGTATTACATATACAACTGTTAACGAAGATGATACTATTACTAATAATAGGTTTACTGTAAACATAGAAGATGGTACAGAAATAGTAAAATATGCCAACCTTTCAATAGAAGAAGATAATGACAAACCAAAGAGTTATAAATTATTTAAAGGTATTATAGGTTATAATCTAGTAGAATCTAGAGATGCATTATATTATCCGTTCTTAATTAGACACAGTGGAGCGTACACTGTTGATTTCACACCAGTAATAACATTCACTGATATGTATACTCACTTTAAATCTAATAGAGTTCAATCAACAATTGACTACCGAGAAGCAGGATTCGAAAGTTTAATTTACAAGCACTCTATTATTAATGAGCACGAACTAGATACTGCAAAATCATATTATAACAGATATAACAGGTGTGGAACTACATTTAATTTAGGGTTTATACAAGATAATAACAAACATGATTTGAATTGGGGAGTTATTAAGAATCATTTTTATCACAAGGTAAATGAAATTAATCCAAGTGGAATAACTAAACTTACTAGATCTTCAGATAAACTGCCGCTATACCCATTAATTGATGAAATAACTATTGCATCAAAAGATGTTAATGTATTTAGATCTTCATGGGACTCTGGTTATTACACTAGAGCTTATTCTAGTGGTAAAACAGAACTAGTTCCAGGGACATTAAATAATACCGAAGAACGATCATATTTAGCATCTACTATGATGAAGGTTAAAGATGAATATGATATCACGTCATTCACATATCAATCAGTTGATAGTCAAGCCGCGCTAGATAAAATTCTTAAAAACTCTACAAACGAAAGTGAGGTAGTATTCTTTGAGGATAAAAAACAAATAGTGGCTGACTTTTATGTAACTGATTCTGCGGTACGCTTATTAAAAAATGATGGAGTACTTGATAGAATTCAAAGATATGTATCATCTCAGAATTCTGCAGGGGATAAAACTACAGTTTCAGATGATGCTGAATTTTATATAAATAAAAATATTATTGAGCAGTTTGTTGTAGATTCTATATCATTATATACAAAAAGATTCAAGGGCAGTTCTAGTAGTATAATAGATACTTCAGATGCTAGCTTGATTCTTTCTTCAGGATTTTCCCCCGATAATAATTTTGCATATAAACCGCATAAACAAAAGCCTATGAATTTTAGGTTGATATATAATAAAAGATTAGGATATTCTTACGACATTAAACCTATGATAAAAATAAAGTCATAAAATGGCAATTAACATTCAAGAGATATTACA